TTTGATTCCACTATTGACACCCTGCTTAGCGGCAATCTGCAGGCACAACGCCTCGCCGACTGGCGCGTAACCAACTACAAAGACCCCAAATATCGTGTCGATTCGGTGACTGTTGTCATGGAGGGCCTGACCTCTGCGCAACAACTACAGGTGTTAGACCTGGAACTGGGGGACGTTGTCACAGTTCAGGTTGCTGTCCCAAATGTTGCGCCGGTGGGAGCGGCGATTTCGCAGTTACTACTAATTGACCAGATTGAACACAACATAGGTATTGACCGGCATTATGTGACATTCACCATGAGTGAAACGACCACTGCGTTCATTCTGAACTCATCCTCATTCGGCGTACTCAACACCAACAAGTTGGGATTCTAGGAGAATCATGGCTATCAAAAACGCATGGGCGGCCGGTGATGTGCTGCTTGCTGCTGACCTGACTGACAGCATGAAGGGCGTTTATATCAACGCTCAGACAGGCACGTCCTACACATTCGGCACTGCTGATGGTTTTGTCACGCTTTCCAACGCCAGTGGCGGCACTGCGACGATACCGACGAATGCAACTGCGGCTTTCAATACAGGAGCGGTCATCGGAATTATGAATGCTGGCACTGCTGGATCGTTCACCATAGGTACAGCAGCTGGCGTCACCTTGAACGCTGTGAGCGGAACCACGACCCTGGCACCCCTGGAATCCGGCACTATCATCAAACTGGGAACGAACACTTGGCAAATGTCAAAAGGTGGTGGTCTCCCAAAAGCCACCTATAGCGCGACCACTGGTAGTCCAACAGTTACCACAGTGTCGGGCAAGACGTGCGTGCAATTCACCGGCTCAGGATCTATCACGATTAGCCAGGCTGGCCTCGTTGACATATTGCTGGTTGGTGGCGGTGGTGGTGGTGGCACATCTGGCAACACGACCACAGTCGGCGGCGGCGGCGGCGCTGGCGGTTACCTGTCGCAAACTGTCTACATCTCGACCGGAACATACACAGTCACAGTCGGTGCTGGAGGTTCGTCCAATACACAGGCCATACAGGTTACAGGAGGAAATGACAGCTCAATCGGCACACTGTTCGTAGCAGTCGGTGGAGGCAGAGGGGGAGGCGTCTTTTCTGGAGCAAATCAAACAGGTGGCAAGGGAGGTTCAGGCGGCGGGTCTTTCTCAGCCAACTCCTACGACAAAGGTTACGGCGTTACCGGTCAGGGTAACGATGGTGGCAATGGAACTGGTGGAACCGCTGGCGGCGGCGGCGGCGGCGCATCAGCCACCGGAAGTGCAGGAGTCACAGCAACTGGCGGCAACGGTGGAAATGGCTCATCGAGCAGCATTACTGGAAGCGCTGTAACGCGCGGCGGCGGCGGCGGCGGCGCTGGCACTACAGCTTATGGGTCAGGCGGCACTGGAGGCGGCGCAAATGGGGGCACGAATAATGGCACTGTCAACACTGGAGGCGGCGGCGGTGGTAACTACAACAGCGTTGCTGGCGGCAACGGTGGTTCCGGCATAGTCATCCTGTTGATCGGTTAGGAGCAAGTAACGTGGCGCACTTCGCTCAAATAGATGCGAACCATCAAGTAGTGCAGGTTATCGTTGTTGCAAATGAGGCAATAGATGATCTGCCATTTCCAACCTCGGAGGATGTAGGCAGAACTATTCTGCTCGAATCCGGCTTTGATGGTCAGTTCTTTCAGTGTTCCTATAACGCCGCATTTCGTGGCTTCTATCCGGGCATTGGATGGATTTATGATGAAACTGCAGATGTTTTCGTGCCGCCAATACTGTCTGATGAGTTGCCATGACGCTTGAAACCATCGCCGCGCTCGTTGGCATCGGTGCAACGATAATGGCAGCTCTGCTGTGGCTGATCCGCGCCCAGGTCTCGATGTTGCGCGAGTTCAAGCCCAATGGGGGAGCGTCGGCCAGGGACCAGTGGACCCGCACCGAAGCTGACGTCCGCGAGATTCGCCGCAGGCTCGACGACCACATCGACAACCACCACCGAACCTGATTGACAACGTCCAGGCCCCGCTTCGGCGGGGCTTTTTGCATGTTAGGAGCACACATGAAGCAATGGCTGGGTCAGGGTTGGGCGTGGTTGAAGCGTTGGCTTGCCACCAGTCCGATCGCGTCCATGGTGAAGATCGCACTCGGTGCAGCGTTGGGTGCGTTCGTTGATGAACTGGCGAACCAGGGTGTGGGACCGATTTGGGTCGCTGTCGGTGCGGCACTCGTTCCGATTGCCATCAATTATTTGAACCCGAGCGACAAGAGGTATGGTCGTGGTAGCGCCTCCGCCTAGGTCCATCAATGGCTGGCTCGTCCTTGAGCCAGGTGACCGCAGACTGGCGACCGGCACAGTCCCAGGGACCAAGATCAGGTTGACGTTACGCCGCGAGGTGCTGCCATTCTTCCTCGCATTGGCCGCCGACTACAACGAAACCATCGAGCCGCTGTCCCTGGGCAAGAACGATGATGGCGGCTACTGCTACCGGCAAAGCCGCGTCAACCCGAACTGGTCCAACCATGCCAGCGGCACCGCCATGGACCTCAACTGGTCCGGGCATGGCTCCAGGAACCTCACCAATCGCAAATGGTGGAGCCTGAAGCGCAACAAATCCGCGATCGACGTCATCAAGCAGCGTTACAAGATCGTCAACTGGGGAGGCGACTGGTCTGACCGGTATTACGACCCGATGCACTGGGAGTTGAAAAAGGGCACCTCAGTCGCCGATGTCGAGCGCTTGATCGACAAGTTAGGGATCGACCCCAAGGGTGTCCGGGCTCGCTGACCTTCTCGCGCAAGCACAGGCCAAAAAAGGCGGCCGGCCATGTCCGATCCGCGAACTGTTAGACGCATTACCCGCCGACGACAGGGCCGCGTTGCAGGGGCAACTAGCGTTGGACCGCACAGCGACCGGCTACCTGCCGAACCACCTGGTGGCGAAGATTGTCACCGAGTTCGGCCACCGCATCGACGAACGCATGATCTGGCGGCACCGCACCGGCCGCTGCAGGTGTCGTGGCACTGTCTGACCGGCTGCGCGAACTCGCTGAGGCACGCACCACCGCTGCAGCGGCAACAGCACCGACCGGCTGGGAACCTGGCATCAAATATGAGGCGGATGGCCGCCGCATCATCACCATGCCAGCCGGACCCGAACTGGGTGACGAATCCACGTGGCGGCAAGCGGTGGAATCCCTCGGCACCACAGTTCCCGATGGCTACAGGGTCAGGCTCGTTGAAGCCAGATTCGACCCGGCGGCGTGGCAGCGCGACCAGCAAGGTGACGACGCCACCACCCGGCCGGTGTGGCGGTACAGGTTCGTCGTGGAACCCGCACCCAACCAGGTCGACGTCGAGGAGCTGCTGCGCGCAGCGCGACCACCGAAACCTGTCAGCAAGCCCACCAGCAAAGCCGCATTCGTATTTCTCACCGGTGACCTGCAACTTGGCAAACCTGATGGGGATGGCTCCAGCGGCACAGTGGAGCGTTTCTACCGGTCCTTGGACCAAGCGATCACCAGGTTCAAGGCGCTGCGGAAAGCAGGTCACGCTGGACCTGTCGCGCTTGTGTTCGCCGGGGACTGCATCGAGGGCACCCAGTCGCAGGGCGGCCGCCTGGTCGCCAGGCTCGACCTCACCCTGACTGAGCAGATCCGCGTATACCGACGCCTAGCGTTAGCAGAGATTCAAGCGTTCGCGGACCTGTCCAACGACGTCACAGTGCTTGCTGTGCCAGGCAACCATGGTGAAGCGATGCGCGTCGGCGACATCATGGCGTCCAGGTACGACGACTCGTGGGATGTTGAAGGCATCGTCCAGGTCGCCGACATCCTAGACGCGAAAGGCCACACCGGCATCACCTGGATGTTTCCCAGCGTTGACGAATTACACGTCACCGCCGAGGTCGCCGGAACTCGACTCGGTGTGCTGCATGGTCACCAAACGCGCGGCAAACTCGACACCTGGCTGGCATCAAAAGCACTCAACAGGGAGCCGATCGGCACCTGCGACATTGTCCTATCCGGCCACTACCATTCGCTGCGCATCGAACACCTCGGGCCGGTCACCCACATGCGCACAGGTTCCCTCGATGGCGGCTCCACCTGGTGGCAGCACCGCGGCGGCCTCGCCAGTCCACCAGCCGCCATCTGCTTCACCACCGAAAGCGGCCGGTGGAACAACCTGCAAATCGTCTGAGAGGCCACCATGTCCGATTCCTGTGATTATCGGATCGCAGCTGACGCCCTGGACCTCGTCGGCCGCCAACGCCAAGACACCTATGGCGACCCGACAGTGAACCTTGGCCGCACCGCTGCAATGTGGAGCGCCTACCTTGGCAGGCCGATCGACGCGCACGACGTCGCACAAATGATGGTCCTGCTGAAAGTCAGCCGATCCCGGCACACGTACAGCCGCGACAACTACGTCGACCAGGTCGCCTACACGCTGATCGCGGAACGACTGTGCGACTGCGAATAGTCGTAGCCGACATTGACATCCGACTCGACACCGACGCAGACCTCGCCGAAACCGCAGCCATCGCACTGCAACTGTTAGCCGCCGCAGCCAGCATCGAGCGCGTCGACGACGAACCCGAACCAGACAAAACCCCGCTCGGCTTCACCATGACCAGCGAACTCGACCCCGACCGCCACGACCGCAACCTTGGCGAACCCATGTGGGACGAGGATTGAACTTGACGCCCCCAGCGACAACCGCGACGCTGGGCACAACGCGCCCGGCCTTCGTGCCCCCCGCACGAGGACCGGGCGCGTTGTCTTTGTTAGAACCCGGCGACCGCGCGGAACCCCGCATCGTCGATGACCTTCGCGTACACCTCGGTGGTCGCCACCGAGTTGTGCCGCATCAGGTCGCGCGTCACCAAGAGGTTCCCAGTGGTCCGCAACACCTGGGTGCCGAAAAAATGCCGACACTGGTGAAACCTCAACCCCGGCATACCCAAATCAGCCGCAGCCTTCGACCACACCTGCGAGAGTCGACTTGGCGCAATCGGCCATAACGCATCCTGAAAAGGCTCCAAATCCAGCAGCAGATCCACAATCCGCTGATGCGCCGGAATTGTCGCTTCCTTCCTTCCCTTCCCGATCACCCGCAGCGCATACCCCTGATCAGTCACGACCAGGTCCTGCGGCGTTATCCGCGTGACCTCCGATGCGCGCAACCCTGCGAACGCACCCAGCATCGTCCACGCACGCACCCGAAACTTCGGCTCCACGATCAACCGCTCAACCTGCAACTGCGTCAGCGGTCGCGGCTGATCCTTCGGAATCTTTGGGAAACGAATCCCCACAGTCGGATCACGCTCAACCACACCCTGCTCGATCAAATCCGCATACGCCTGGCGCAGGTGCATCAAATACAGCCTGCGGCTGCGCAGCTTCTCTGGCCTGCTGACCACCGCCATGATGTCGTCCCGCGTCGCCAATCCGACATCCTCAATCTGCTGCACCACCCGACACCGGTTCTTAATGGTGTTCTCTGAGAACCCCCGCTGCCGCAGCGAAACCTCCAATATTTCTGCGACACGCCGCCCCGAAATGCTTGTCATATCCCCCGAGCCTCTGCTACTCATGTTCCCTGACCTTCCTAGCCAGACCTTAAATCTGGCTGACCCATCGGGTTCACGCAGCGTTAGCGGCTAGACCTGAGTGGATATCACCGGATATCCAACTCAGACACGCCGGGGGGCATAGCCCCGCTAATCACGCGTGAACCCACGACCGCCGGGAGGGGCGATCGTGACGACAGTAGCGCTGGTTTGGGACACGAATTACCACCCATCACTTTCGTCAGAAAATCGACAGGTCCTTCCCTGCGCACCCCAACGCCCCCACCACGCCTACCCCTTCCAGGGCGTGGTGGGGGCTTCGTCGTCCCTGGATGCGCCCAGGGACTGGCAGCAGCGGCGGCTTTCTCTCGTGGGCCGCCGCTGCTGCCGAACCCCAAGGAGGAACCGCATGGAACTGATGTTGGCCGCTGCGGCGGTCTGCACGATCACTGCCGGTTTGGCGATGCGCCAGGCCGAAAAGCGCCACCAGGCGTGGGACAACCACGTCGACCAGGCGCTGGAGCTGGTCAAGTGACCCGGCTTATCGCCCGACTGGATCGGGCTGTCAGGGGCGACCTGGATGCGCGAACGATGCGCCAGTGGGCCGCCTTCCGCCGAGCATTTGAGGGTCGGTGATTGTGGTGGCCGCCATGGTTGCGGCCACCCTCATGGTTGGCCCTGCTGATGTTCCCTCCGACTGCATCGTTGAGCCGCGTTCTAGCGGCTGCATCACCCAGCCCATGCCGAAACCGGTGCATGGGTCCGCGACGCGACTGTCCAAGGACGTGTCCGGGTTTGAGCGGTCTGCGTATCGCGGCAAGTACTTCCACCCCGACCAGGAGGCCTACCGGCAGTGCGTTGGCACGCGTGAAGCCTCGTTCGGCTACACCGCGCGTGGCGGCGGCAACCTCGATGGCCGACCTGGCGGCGACTATGGCGGCACCTACCAAATGTCGCCAGCGTTGCAGCATGGCGTCACCTGGATGCTGTACAAGGAACTGAAGCAGGAGGTCGGCAAAAGGGAAGCCAAACGCCTGACCCGGATTCTTCGGTCGCTGCCAGCGGAGCGATGGAACCGGTACTGGCAGGACGCCGCGTTCTACACGATCCTGAACTGGCGCGGCAAAGGCACCGGTGAGCACCACTGGTTTGGTGGCCGCTGGTCCTGCACGCCCACGATGACGAAGTTCGTGGACCCGCGATGACTGAGACACCTGCGCTCTCAGCCTCCCTGGTCGCAGCGGCGAAGGATTTGACGAATCCGACGAAGGCTCGCACCGCTGCGATGGGTCAGTATTCGTACACCTACGCCGACCTGGCCAGCGTTTTGGAGCATGTGCGACCGGTGCTGGCCGCTCATGACCTCGTTGTCACACAGGACACCCGCTTCGCAGATGGCCGCGTCTGGGTGTACACCACGCTGCTGCACGCATCGGGCGAGTCTTTGACGTTCGGGCCGCTGTCCGGTCCGATGGGCCAAACCTGGCAGAACGTCGGTTCGGCGATCACCTACGCGCGCCGGTATGCGCTGATGGCCGCGCTGGGCATCGCCGCTGACGATGACGACGATGACGCCAGCACAGGCACGTTCACCAAACTGGAGGGACCAAAGCCGGTCGCGTGCGACGACGACCTGAAACGTTGGGCGGCTGGCATCCGCGACGCCACAGAGTTCGTCCACCTGAAGTCCATTGCTGACGAAATCAACGCCCACCACCTGGACGAGGACTCACGCCAGCAGCTGCTTGACGAATGGTTTGAGAAGCGTCAGGGGCTTGGACATGCGTGAACTTTGCATGGTTGCCGACTGTGACCTTGACGCGGTCGATGGCTGGTGGGTCGGTGACCAATTCCGCGCTGCGTGCGGTGACCATGCGGAGCGGGAACGCATCGCCGACACCCCACTCGGCCTGTCCAATGAGCCGCCGGTGTTGGCGTGGGGCACTGAGCGAAACCCAGCCAAGGTGCCGAAACCGACAACACCGGCTGGCATGGCCGCTGCGCGTCTCCCGATTCAAGGCGCGCAGGTTGATTACGCTGGCTGGTTGATGTTCAAGGCCGGTGCGAAACCTGACGACCTGCACCTGGTCCTCGGGGATGGTTTCAGTCGCATCCCATACCTGTCGAAGTGGTCCGGCGGGTGGCTGATTCACATGCTGTGGCTGTTCCACGTCGAGTCGGGGATTTCTCGTGACCTCGATGACTGAACTGTTTTGCCGAGCCTGCAAGCAGTACACGTCGCACGTCATCAATAAGCAGTCGCTGCGCTGGACGTGCCTGGGATGCCAACAGGACCTTGACATGAGTGAGGAATGAGGTGGAGATGTCTGCTTTGTCCAGCAGCGGGTCCTGGTGGCGCACAAGCGTTCCAAACCCACTACGTGAAGGCACATATGAAAGCCCCGACGCCAAGCGAGCCAGGTTCCACGAGCGGTAAGCAGTCGTCGACTGGCTTGGACGCCACTTCGCGGCCGCCGACCCGGAGGACGCCGACCTGATCTGGCTGCTGATCGAGGACATCAAAGGGGAGAAGCATCATGGATCGTGATGTGAACCGCTGCCGCGGCTGCGGTGCGTGGCGGTGGAAGCGTCGCCGCTGCTCGGTGTGTGGCGCATGACCACTGTGGCGCTGTGCTTCGTCATCGGCGCGATCGGTGTGCTGTTCGGCTACATGCTTGGCTGGATGGTTGGTGTGCTGTCACGTCGCACACCTGACGCAGCCAGAAACCGCTTAGACGCACTGGATCAGATGAACCGCGTTAAGCGCTTGGTGGATCGCGGGGAACTTGGCTCAGCAGCCAGGGAACTTGGCATCAGCGACAAGCAAGCCAACGCGTGGACGTTTGAGCACCTGTCGTCCCAGGTGGAGGTTCGTTTGCAGTCCCTGGCGAAAAGGGCTGTCGGATGATCCCCAACCAGGGCGAGATCGTGCTGCGGCTGTCGGAACTTTCCAGGCTGTTGGACAAGGCCACCGACGACGTCGCTGTCCTCGATGAGCAGGCGGTCAGGGCGAAGCAGGCCGCCGAGGTCGCCGAAGCGAAGGCGTACCTGCAGGCCGAAGGGTCCATTGACGCGCGCAAGGCGCACGCAACTGTGCAGGTCGCCGACCTGGTCCTGGCCGCCGAACTGGCAGCAGCACAACATCGGGCCTGCCGGGAACGCATCCGAACCCTCGGCGTGCAGATCGACGTCGGCCGGACGTTGTCCGCTGCGACCAGGAACCAGTTCGCTGCCGAACCGATTGGACAACACACATGAGATACGCGGACCGCGACAACTTAGACATCACGTTGGATGAGTTCTGCGAAGAGCAGGCCAACCATCGGGTCGCTCGCACCACGATCGGCGACTGCACAGTTTCCACAGTCTGGACCGGCATTGACACCGGGGATGGCTGCATCTTCGAAACCCTGGTGATGTCGCCTCAGCAGATAGAACGCCAGGTTCGTTACGCCACCGAACTTGAAGCGCTCGCCGGTCACCTGGAATGCGTCAAGGACCTGTCGTGAGGTTCCGGTCCAAGGAGCGGGAACGCGAATACCGCGCCAGACGCCGACTGGTCAGGGACATGCTCGACGACCAGGTATGCGAACGCTGCCACGCCGCTAGGGCGACCGAGGTGCACGAGGTACTGAGCCGGGCACGCGGCGGGTCAATCCTGGACCGGTCAAACTGCCGCGCTCTGTGTCACGACTGCCACCAGTGGGTTACTGAGCACCCGGCTGATGCCGCCGCGACCGGCTGGTTGGCGCACTCTTGGGACCAGTCGTGACGTACTCCAGCAGCGCGCGGCGAATCACCTCAGAGACCGACTCGTCATTGCGAGCCGCGACCTTCCTGGCCTTCTCCCACAACTCGTCGGAAATCCGAACTGTGCGCAGCGGGGTCGCTGGCTGGTTGGGCACCCTCCACGAAACCACAGGTGCAGGGGATTTCGACCCACTGACACTCCAGATGGTTGTGGATACCCGAGGCCGCCAAGGCGGCCGCCTGCTGAGCGGCCGGAAGGTCATCCCCCAGGTACACCAGGCCAGCGCAGCGGCCTTGAGGGTCTTGCAGCATCACAGCCCACGCGGCATCCGACCACGCCAGCAGAACCGGCTCCATGCGCCCTTTCCTTCCCCTGTGGCCGCCGATCATGCCAGGTGTCTATACACCGCACCTAGACACCCCCGAAATCCCGCAGGGAGGCAATCGTGTCTATGACCACTTATGTGTATCGCATTTATGACGCAGCTAATGAAGGGTCCCTGCTGTATGTGGGCATGACAACAAATGTGACCACTCGACTTTCCGATCATCGAGCAAAAGTGTGGGGTGACCAGATTGGAAAGGTTGTGGTTACTTCTTACGCAACGCGAGAACTTGCCGCGGTTGCTGAGAAGGATGCGATACGTCGCGAACGTCCCAGATATAACAAAATTCGATATCAACATGAGTCCGGCCTCTGCGAAAACTGTGGTGAGTCACTCCGGGCAGATTTATGGGCGCGTTCACTGAACGATGGATCAAATCTTGGCTTCTCGATGCGCCTGCTGCTTAGTTTTGTGCAGCATTCCGACCTGCCGGTGACCCCAGCGCAGCTTGTGACCTTGACCGGATTGCCCAGGACCACTGTGGATGTGTATTTAGGGCGACTTCGAATGTCTGGTTATGTCAGCAGGGTTGAGCGCGGACACTACATGGCGCGCATGAGGAACGTTTCTGAATGGATAGCGGAAGGCAGACGTGGGTGCTGTTTGACGTGTGAATTTGTTGCTGTGCAGCCAAATTGTTCTAAAGATGGCTTCTGGATATTCCCTACCGCAGAACAGAACGAAGCGCTGGATCTGTTTATTCGCGCTCAACGTTCATTGGAAGTAAACGACTTGGCCAAAGTGGCGGGGATTTTGAGTAAACAGGCTGATGACGTGTCAAGGATTGACTTTGAAACAGACGTAAAAGATGACCTAGAAGCACTCAAGATATTTAGTGGCTTTCGGCATTTTGTTTCTAATGATTCGAAAGCCAATGGTGTCAAATATAGCGAAGAGGATTTCTGGCCCTTCTGTGGTCTCTACTGCTACAGCGCTTTGCAGGATGTGTCGTGAACCCATCCAAGGACAAAGGAACCCGCGCTGAGACCGCTGTCGTGCGGCTCTGTCAAACCCTGTACCCGCACGCCGAACGAAGAGCCCTACGCGGCGCTAAGGACGTCGGCGACATCCTGCTGACCCCCGGCATCATCATCGAAGTCAAAGCCGGGAAACGTGCGCAAACAGCGTCCCTGCGGCAAATCCGCGACTGGATCGCCGAAACCAGCCGCGAAGTGACCAACGCCAACGCCGACATCGGCCTACTCGTCACCCAACGCCAAGGCCTCGGCCTGGCGCGAGTCGCCGAATGGGAATGCTGGAGCGTCGAGGACAACACAGTCGTCATGCGTTCCCTGCTGGACACCCTGCAGCTGCTGCACCGGGAGGGATGGCGGTGACTGACTGGATGTTGGAAGCGTCATGCCAATACGTCGACCCTGAACTGTTCTTCCCCGCACCGCAGGACCCCAGCGGCTCTTGGGGCGGTGCTCAAGCGAAGGCTCGCGCTGAGGCTGTCAACGCTGCTGTGCAGGTATGCCAGTCCTGCACTGTGCAAGCCGAATGCCTTGCCTACGCCATGTCGCTCGGTGTGCGGGATGGCATTTGGGGCGGCATCGACCTGGAAAACCCCAATCTGATTCGCAAACGACATCAAGCACAGCAAAGGAGAAGAAGCGCATGAGCGCACCCATCACCCTCATCGGCCGGGTCGGCACCGAACCGGAGATGAAGTTCGGTCAGCAAGGCAACGCTGTCCTGAAGTTCCGCGTCGTCACCTCAGGCCGCCGCCAGGTGGAAGGCAAATGGGAGGACGTCGACACGTCCTGGTGGTCGATTACCGCGTTCAAGCAACTCGCGGAGAACCTCGCCGAATCGTTGAAGAAAGGCGACCCGGTGATCGTGGTCGGAAAAATTAAACAGCGCACCTACGAAACCCCGGCCGGTGAGAAGCATTCCATCGTCGAGGTGATGGCCGAAGCGGTCGGACCGGATCTGCGCTGGGTCACCGCAAGCGTGAAGAAGGCGGAGCGGGTCGGCAAACAGCAGTTCGCTGACGCGAAGGCACGCATCGAGGACGACCCCTGGAACACCCCAACTGACGACAAGGCGCCCTTCTAATGAACCAAACCTGCGACATTGCCATCACCGCGTTCCCGCTGCCAATCGTGGAACGCAAACGCGCCAAACATGACATCCCCTACCGGAACCGGTACGACTACGACTACACGTTCCGCAACACCCAGGTCATCCCCCTGGCGTTGCAGCATTGGGCCGAGCATGGCCTGGACCTGTCACGTGGCTTCGTGGACTGGCTGTGGGACACCTACGCCGACAAGCGTCCAGGCAACGCCGAAGGGGAGTGGCATCGGGCCGCCAAACTGACACTCGACGCGTACCGCGCTGTCTACGACGTCGCCGCCATCGCATCCCTCGGGGACGTCCAGGTGTACTACTCCAGCCGCGAGGACATGGCCGGCCATGATCTGAAAATCATCGGCCTCGGCGAACCGATCTGGGTGCAACTGCGAGTCCTGATGACACACGACTTCCTACCCATCAAAGAAGCACGCCGCAGCCTGCGCGGTGAACACTCCACCAGCATCGTGTGGACCGCCTGCAAGGACGACCTCGACATGTCCCGCCAGCCATACGTCCCAACGTTGAACTGGTACCAGCAGCAGCTCAGCGCCAGCCAGCATGACGCCTACATCAAGTCGGTGTTCTGACCATGAGCGGCCTTCCTTGGGTCCGACTGGACTCCAACTGTTACAGCCACGACAAAACCCTGTGGCTGCTGTCCCAGCGGGATGGATTCCGCGCCTGGTCGGTGTACACGTTCAGCCTCGGCTACTGCGGCGGCCATGGCACCGATGGCCTAATCCCACGACACGTCCTGCCAGCCATCCATGGCACTGACCGCATCGCCATCCTGCTCGTCGAGGCCAGGCTGTGGGAGCACGCCGAAGGTGGCTGGAAAATCCGCAACTGGGATCAGCGCCAGGAAATGAGCGTCATCACCGAAGCCAAGCGGGAAGCGAAACGCCAAGGTGCCAGACGCACCAACTGCCAGCGCTACCACGGCCTGGACTGTGGCTGCTGGCGGGACTCCAACGCCGATGTGGTGCCGCTGCGCCGATCCCAGGAACCTCGCTCTAGCGGCTCGCTATAGCGATCGCTGTAGCGACCGGTGTAGCGATCGCTGGGACCTCGCTATAGCGCTCGCACGAACGTACGAACGTACGAACGAACTAACGAAGAAGGTGGTCGGGTTGGCAGAGAACATGACTCATAGTCACGCGCGTGCGAGAAAAACCACCATCTGCCGCCTAGAACACCGCAAACCAGCGCAACAGGAACCAGGTTTGGACGTGTGCACCTGGCACGCCGACCGCACCAAACGCGCACTCCAGCAGCTGCCAACCCTGTATTCGGACCTGCAAACCATCCTCAACCCCAGCGGGAAAGCCACCACCACAGTCGCAGTCACCCCCGATCCCGGCATCAAACTCGACCACCGCGTCGTCACCTGCCGCAC